GATACCGGATGCGCCACTAACACCGGACCAACCGCTTTGGAAGTTGCCGCTGATACCGCTCCAGCCAGACTGGAAAGTTCCACTGATGCCGGACCAACCGGAATCTGCTTTACCCGAAATGCCACTCCAGCCGCTGTTACCAGAGATACCGGACCAGCCAGACTGGAAGTTACCGGAGATACCGCTCCATCCAGACTGAAAGTTACCGGAGATACCGGATGGACCTATTGGACCTATATCTCCACTAATGCCAGACCAACCGGAATCTGCCTTACCCGAAATGCCACTCCAGCCGCTGCTGCCGGAGATACCGGACCAGCCAGACTGAAAGTTACCGGAGATACCGCTCCAGCCAGACTGAAAGTTACCGGAGATACCGGATGGACCTATTGGACCTATATCTCCGCTGATACCGCTCCAACCGGAATCTGCCTTACCCGAGATACCACTCCAGCCGCTGTTGCCGGAGATACCGGACCAGCCAGATTTACCATCGGTTCCACCACGACTAAATTTATATATTTCCAAAACCGCATACGTCTCATTGATTCCAGTAAGACCCACTGGAACTCCCGGAGTATTTGTAATATTGGTTGTAATATATTGTTCAAGTACATAATTTTCCGTAACGGACGTTACGCTTAATCTATTGACAAGGTCTGACTCTACAGAAAATTGAGCAACATCAGAATATTCTGAAGTTCCATAAATAGAAGTGTTTGAAGAGACGTTCCGCAATCGAATATAATGACTACTTGCTCCAAATACTGACGCACGAGCACGTATCCAATAATTTCCTTGTGGAATTGTAACAACTCCAGAAGAAAGTGTAATACCTAAATTATCAGAATCATCAATAGTATTAAGATTGCGTAAGTTCCAAATTCCAGCAGTATATTGCGAAGGATATGTGCCGCTGGAATACTCTTCTTTTACAAGTGTGATTTTTGTTGGACTTCCTGTTGAGGAAAATCCACTGATACCGGACCAACCGGAATTTCCTTTGCCAGATATGCCGCTCCAGCCGGATTGAAAGTTACCGCTGATGCCAGACCAACCACTATTACCATTTCCACCGGCACCTCCTCCATTCGGAAAAAAGTCTCCAGTTTTAAAATCCGCATTCATTGTAAGTTGACCATTTTTATATAGCCTAATGCCATATTGGTCAATTTGCCCATACGTGTTTTCACCTTGACTATCCCACATTTTTGAATTGTAGAACAGACTATCTTCATAGGCACTTAAACTACCGTGACGGAGTTCAATTTTTGGGTCAATGATATGAACGCCATCCGTATCATTTACGGAAATTCTACTAATGTGTGGAGGAATCTCAACATTGTTTTGAGATTGTGTCCGAACTATTGTATCAAGAGTTATAGCGCGTTCGAACGTTCGAATTACTTCAACAAGCCCTGTTCCGGAAGCATCAAACGTAAAAGAAAAATCGTCGAATGTTTGGTTTCCAATTTCAGGAATGAATACCGTGTCAATAATATTTCCTGTAAGAGGATAAGAAAAGACGCCATGATATGTATTTCCAGAATAAAGGCTACTATGAAAATCAACAATCCGAACGTCATTAACATAGCCAGAAATACTATCCCCAGTAAAATCAACTCGCAAAACATCACCGGTAGAAGGTAATGCTGTTGATATAAACATTGGAACGGCTACTCCACCTACAACATTAACAAGAGCATAATGACGAATTCCAAATTCATCTTCAAAAGGGAAAAAACCAAGATATTGAGAACCCGAAGAATTTGCACGAAATGACAATCCGTTTTTCGGTTGTTCATTTCCATCTTCTCTTTTGTTTATAGTAACTTGCAAGTGTCCATTTGCCAAATAACCATTTACCAAAGCAAGATTGAAATTGGTCAAAACGGAAGAGGACACATACGCTTCATTTGCGCTGACACCGAACGCACCAAATTTTTCTTTCCATTGTGAACCAACATCCGGAAAACCTAAAAATGACGGCTCATCATCTCTGTTAAAACTATCACGTATTGCAAAACCAGAAGCTGAACCTGTAAGAGAAAATGTTCTATCGGAACCCGGTTGCGTAGTATGAAATACTGCTCCTGCTTCATGTACTGCTAAACCATCACCTTGTACTTCTATTCGTTGTACGGCTACATCACCATTCAACTGCGAATGATTTTTACCATCGTAGTGTCGAACGGGATTTCCTTTTGAGTCAAATGGATTTCGCTCTCCTTTTTTTCCAATCATTGTATGTGTTCAGCGGCATAATTGAATGATTTGTGGCAAACCATTCTTCATAAATACGGACGAACTATACTATGATTGTCTGCAAAGGCTGTTTTTAACAGTTCAATTTTATTGAGCAATTTCGTCTTATCTATCTCATCTTCCCAAACTCGAATAAGTTGATAACCTTGCATAACAGCAAGACAATCTTTATACAGGTCTTCTGTTTTTTGCTTGACAGAACGCATTGATATTTTTCCATCCTTATGATGAAAATATGTGCCATCAATTTCGAGCAATATATTAGTATTCTTTATTTTAAAATCATAATATTTCCCAAGAACTTTCCACTCTCGAACGTATTTTATTCCAGCTTCCGCAAGAATCATGGCAACTTCCAATTCAGGTTTAGTCATTGGCTTCATAAGTCGGCCATTTTTACCTTCACCTGTGGATTTCAAACCTTTGGATTGCAACTTATGCTCTCCTCTTTTACGAAGAGACGTAAGATATCGAGTAGAAAAGTTAGCACGCTTAAGAAGTTTTGCTCCATCGCTACTAGCAGTACGTGGGCGGCTATTTATTTTTTTCTTAACCCCTAAAAGTCTCTTCCTCAGTAATTCCGAAGAATCCTTTTTGAGAGACTGGTCGTTCTCGTCCTTTGGATTTTGAGAATCCGATTGGGATATTTGTTTCTTCTTCATATTTTCTGTATTTTTTGGTGTCTCCATTGTTTGCAAGACATAAAGCGTGAAGCGACCTAAGAATTAATTCTTTTCTCACTTGAAAATATTTCTCAAGAATGCTCAATCGTCTTCCAAAACCATAAAGAGGAATGGCTTGTTCTAAATCTTCCAGTTTCAAACCGTTAAATTTAGCAATTTGGGATATTGTTTCAACATGAACTCTCTCTATATTTGTTTTTTGCACCCAAGCATCTGAAGAAACTCCTTCATGCAGCATCATCATGTCTTTTTGCGCATTAGCAGTAGCAGTATCAGTTGGCATACCAGCAAGAACGTGTGGAGGGACAAAAAAAGCCTTCAACACCATGACATAGTCCTGTTGCAATTTGTTTTGACGTTGAGCATATCCGGCAGCATCATTCACAGAGGAGCCTTTATACATCATATAAAAGTGTTCTACAATCTGCTCATTAACAATACGTTCTGCGTCTTCTTTCGTAAAAATCAACTGTTGAGTATTCATATTAATAGACCATAAATGGGACTGGCATTGGGTCGAGCAACATCATTTTCACTTGTTGTTCTCGTTTAATTTGTTCTTTTTCTGTTATCTTGTATGCATCCATATTATCCAACCATTTTTCCAATTGATTGATAATTTCAGTGCGCCTACTTTCTGAAGTAGCGGCCAATGTTGCTCCATTAAGTGTTAGCGATTCTCCGTTTGGTCCCGGAATTGGAATCGAACCATATTTGGAACGAATTGCTTCTCCAAGGGTCCACATTGACGTGATGAACGTGTATTCTTTGACCCAAGTACGACCTGTATCGTTCATTTTATCATAAGTCAAATTTTCAATTGGTATATTTCCAAAATGAGTAGCTTGATTCTGATTAGAAGTTGAAAGATAACCAAGTCCGCTAAAACTGCTATCGGACAGCGGAGACCTTCCTGTTCCCGGTTTGACATCTATGTAATAATCGAACCATATATTCAATCCGTTCACAGTTGGATGTGGCGTAATTTCAATATTACGATAATGTTTGTACCAACTATACTTCGGTTTCCGCGCATCATCTGATGTTTTCAATAATGAGCCGCGTTTCAAATCTTCCCACAATGGATTCAAATAAAACACAGTATCGCTTCCATACGATGGAAATCCAAATTCGCTGTGCAAAAACTGTTGATTCGAGAGTGGGTCATAAAACCTATTTACATAATATCCCGCATTGTAGTATACATTATCGACGTGGACATCCCATCCAGAAACAGATGCAACGTATTGCTCCAAAATCATATTGCTGTTAGCATCATATCCATTGCTAAAAATATCATATCTGGAAACATTAGGTGATGTGATAAAATATCCTCGTCGTTTTTCTACCAATCCGGCATTATATGGACTTACAAGATTTGCAGCAAACGCTTGTTGGAAAATATTATTTGCTTTTGGCAGAGCATTTTGAAAACTAAACTCATTATAGTTTTTTTCAATGCCCAACATTTGCGCAGCCCAACTTTGCATGTAATAGGCTGATGTAATTTGAGAGAATTTTGCATTCGCTTCTTGGAAACATGCCGCAATCGCAACAGGAGGTAATTCAACTTCTAAGATTGGAAAACCCAATCTGGCTCTAACCCAAGTTACAACAGCACCAAATTCACTACTCAATGACGACATGGAAAGACTTCCCGGAAATCCAGCTTCATTCAAAATCGAAACATAGCTTTGATTTGAAGCCGTTAATGGGCTATTGTTCGATAAATAGAAATCTGAAAATGTACTCATGAGCGTTTCATTGTATTTGTAAAATGTTTATGGGAGCCTTGTGTAGGACCAATCATTCGACCAATATTATTATAATCAAATCCCGGAAGTATTGCACACTTCTCTTCAGGTACGTGGCCATAGCATCCATACCAACAATTGGTGCCGACAATTTCTGTAAAAAGAGCGGGACGTGCTTTTGGAGAAAACAATTTACAGTGTGTATTATAGGCATAGACTTCACCTTTTGGACCAAATGGATTTCCAACAATGCTATGAGCGAGATAGTCGTGAGTTATTCGAACGGTTCGATATTCATAATCTGTCCAATAGGGATGATTTCGATATTCAGCAGATACGGAGAGATGATGATTGTTCTTGACATCATGGACCATGTCATCAAACGAATTGTACTGTTCAACGTTTTTGATATCCATATTCAAATGACTTGCAATTCGCACCATCCAATTTTGCGACTCGTGATATAAAGCATCATAATATGGTTTTGCTTCTGGCATAATTCGTGGAGCAGCATCAAAAGCATTAGCAACCACACGAATATAATCGTCAAAATCGGAAACCATTACTCGCTCATTTATCAGGTCTTTAAATTTCATTTTGTTTCTTCTTCCTCCTCTTCTCCTGTTGGTACATTAGTTAGGTCCGGCGAACCATTTTGGTCAAATGGTATTTCTCCACCGACCGGCGTTGTTGCTCCCGTTTCTTCTGTTGTTCCAGTTCCTGTAGCTGGCGCTTCTGTTCCTGTTGGAGGAACAGGTGCTGCAGGAGGAAGTCCACCTTCCGTTCCACCTGTTGCTGCTCCAAAATCTCCACCACTTCCGCCTGAAGAACCACCTGTTGTTTGTGGTGTTGCTCCTGCTGTTTGCATTCCACCAGCTTCGGTTGAATGTGTTCGCTTATTTTTACGGTCAATAAGTTTTTGAGCCTCAATAGCTGCACGTTCAAATGTAAGCAGCTTACGCATTTTTTCCGTATCGAAATCTTTGAATTGCAACAAATTAATAGCTTTAATTCCAGTCTCTTCTTTTCGAGCGTGATTGACTATGATTCCGGCATACGTTCTTTTTCCAATATCAAAATCATCATCATCTTTATCAGAAACAACGCTCTTGACATCCAACCAACGATTATTGAGTAAAGGAATTGCTCCTTTTTGTTCGCTATCCATCCAAGTTTTTAAGACCCATTCTGGAAATCCTTCATATCGAACATCATCCTTTTCAATTTGTGCAGCAAGTTCTTTTACAGCATCAGACTTCAATTTACCCTTATTGCTATTTTCAAACATGTCCGTAATTTTCTTTTGACGGTCAAGCTCTTTACTTTGAAGTGCTGTTAACGCATTTTTCTTGTCCTCTTTGAACTCCTTCTGGTCCTTTTTGTCATCTGCTTTTTCTTGGGCAGACTCCCGTTCAAGAAGTCTTTGAAATCGAATAATTTCCATTGTATAAAATTGATAGTTCGTGTCCTTATTGATAAATACAGACCAAAACAAAAGAGCCGGACAAATGCCCGACTCTTAATTCAATATTGATTGTTTTTACTTCAATCGGAGCCGAATCTCAACTGAGAATAGTCATCATCGGTCTTATTGATGACTAATAAGCAGTCCGCTTGCGATTGCATTTGAGGAATATGTGATATTAGCAGTATGAAGTCAAAATAAGCTTTTATCTCATTCAAGAACAACTCAATCCTCGACAAATTTTCATCATCCAGTGCAGAAAACGCTTCATCAATTATCATAAATGTTGGTCGAGGCAAAAACGATATTTGTGTTAATGCAACGCGCAAGGCAATTGCTGTAATCGTTCGTTCGGCTCCGGAACAACATTCAATGGGACGCTCTCCAATTTCTTCTTCGTTAACAATATCAATAATATTGATATTTAGCTTGTCATTGTCAACATGAATGGAAATCTTCCAGTTTTGAGTCATGGACAATATTTGATTGACCTCCAAGTTTATTTTTGGCAGTATTTGTCGAATAATATCCAAAGGTACCCCATTTTTGGATACTGCCTTTTGATATGCAACATAGAACTTCGTTTTAGATTCTAATGCAAGAACCTGTCGAAGTCTTTCATTCATATTTTCAATACTGCCGTCAATTCTAGCCAACTCTGTTTTACCATTCCATACACTTTTTTCTATACTTTGAATTTCATTTTCAAGTCTTTGTTTTCGAACATTCGACGTTTGCACTTTAGTCGAAATCTCTTGCTGCTCAACCATTTCCCTTAATGTGTCAGCGTGTTCTTCCAATTCTTTAGAAAGCGACTCAACAGCTTTTTCCGCCAGTGTTCTCTCACTTTCAAATCGAAGAATGTCACTATCAGATTTTTCCACACCGCTCTTCAAATTCATATACGTTTGAACTGTTTCGTTCACCGTAAGAATTTCTCGATAGGTAAATCCAGCCTTATTCAACTCTTCAACGAGGACATGCAAGTTATCTGTAAATCCCGATAACTCCTGTATAATTCTTTCTGCATCGTCTTTTGCTTGCCACGCATCTTTCAAAAACATGCACTGACGACAATTTGGGTCTTCATTTACCCATGGCTGAATTTTCAAAATGTTCAATTTCATGTCAATCTGATTCTTCTTCTCAGATAAAATCTTGACAGAGGTTTGAGCTTGTCCTCTCTCATCCTCCATTTTCTTGACATGGTCCTTCATTGCAATGATTTCCTTGTATGCAACACCTTTTAAGACTTGTTGCACTTTGGATTTCATCTTTTCCATTTCCGATATCTTTGCCTTCTTTGAATTGGTTGATTCTTGCAAACCAGATACAGCCAAACGAAGAGATTTTTTTGCATGCTCTAAATCATTTCGAATTTTTTCCGCATTCGAACTACTTGTTGTCTCTTTTACCTGAGTTTTAAGAGCAATAAGCGTCTCTATCAATTGTTCCAGTTCGCGCTTTCTATCGCTCAGTTGTCTCTCGAAATCTTCAACTTCTCTGGTTGTATTTGCCCGACGCTGTTCTAAGATAGCAAAGCTTTGTGTGTTTGCACTCTTTTGAAGCAGCATGATTTCCTTTTCGATGTCCTTGATTTCCTCAGAAGACTTTTTACGCAGATTTTCAAACCAATCCAAATTAGTAAATCTATACAAGGCAGCTAAACGCTCGCTGTCTTTCTTGTCGAGAATACCAGCATAATTCTCCTGAGAACTAATAGATGTCAATAAGAAATCATCTCTATCTCCAAAGAGCGTTTGGCACGATTTATTGGTCGATGGGCCATCCAATTCGTTATATGGTTGCCAAACTCCGTCTTTGTCTTGGAAAGTGATGATTATTTTGCTCGTAGAGCCTCCTCCCGTCTTCTTACGGCTCACCTGACGTAAAATACGGTATAATGTACCATTGTGCTCCAAGAGCGTCTCAGACGAAGCCTTAGTGCGTCTCAGATTGATGAACTTATCCAGATTGATAGACTTGATAGTTTCCCCTGTGACAGCATGAGTAAGAACCTCGATGAGAGTCGTTTTACCCTGTCGATTCGGCGCAAAGAGTCCAGCAATACCTTTTACGTCATTGAAGTTTACATAATTCTCATCACCGTATGGACCAAAACCTGAAAATTTCAATGATACAAGTTTCCATCGGTTGTTCTTGTAGTCAGGAATTTCGATTTGTGCCATGCATCGTTTATGAAGCTCGACGCAATTTTCAATGAAATCTTTGCCAGAATATTCCGGATGTTCGGTTTGTCCTTTAAGCCAATTTTCCAAGAGTTCGGTTTGAAATCCTGTATTGTGATAATTTGCCCACAACTCTTTATTGGTCTCTCGATAATTTTCAAAATCATTTTGACCACTAACAACAATAGGAGCTTCTTCCAATTTATACTTGCTACTAAAGAAATTCCGAAGTTCTATTTCTTCCAATCGTGTTATCTTATCTTTCAACACAATTTTTAGACGAGTTTTTGAAGTAAGATTTTGAGTGTCTTGCTCTCGAATATTGATTGGATTATCACCTCTCAAAGAGACAAAGCTATAATCGTTTGGAAGTTCAACATACCGAGATTTTTTCGTATCGGTGTCCCAAATAAGATATCCCTTTGACACCTCTTCTCCAAAATTCTGCTGAATCAATGAACCGGGATAGGCGATAGTTTTTTCTTCATTCAAAAATTGCCGTTGATGAATATCTGCTAACCACACCATATCATATTCAGAAAAGATGTTAGCTGATGTCCCATCCTCGATTTTTATCCCTGTGCCAAATTTTGCTCCCTGAAGTGGTGCATGATGGAGAGCAATATAACACTTGTTTGAGTCTTTGTTCTCAATATGGACCGGCCATTCTTCCGGTTTATCAAATTGAGAAAACACGCCAAATTCAATATTTGTATCAGGGACAGAAAACAAGCCGCTGTCACGCAAATAATGAAACTTTGAATTGCTTCGCATAAGATGTCCAAGCAATTGAAGCGAGTCCATACGTGAAAGATTGCTCAAATTGGCGTCGTGATTTCCAGCAATCATATAAAGAGGCGCGACATTCGCAAGCATTTCAATTGCTTCACAAGAAAATCGAACCGACTCAGGTGAAAGATTTATTTTATTATCGAACCAATCTCCACAACACACAATTAGGTCCACACCATTTTTACGAAGTTGTGTAGTTAACTTGTTAAACTGCTCTCGATATTCTTCCAGTCGAACATACGACCTAATGTGAACGTCTCCAAAATGAGCTACTAACATTTTTACTTCAAGCTTTCTAATTTATGATTCAATGATAACACAATATCTGTATTTGCTTTTTCGTTCAACACATCCTGTATCAACCCTATCTTTTGTTCTCCTCTAAGTTCACCCGCATCCGAAAGACCTCTGGACACAAGATGTTTGGTTGTTATTTGTGTCGGAATTCCAAAACGTTTCAACTTCTTCTCTAAATCCATTGCTTTACTTTCCGCATCAGGGTCCAATAACAACTTAACTGTTGGTTTGTAATATTTCAATTTTCGAATAAGCAAGCTATTTTTACTCAGAGAAGAACCATCAAGTATAGTTCTATTGTAACCGTGAAGGTGCAGATAATCAATTGGACCTTCCACCAAAATCAACTGTTGTTTCCAATCAATCAAATGTTCATTGAAGATGATGTCTGATTTATGCATCTCCGGCTTCTTAAACTTAAAGTAAGCATTCTTTTCGATACTTCGACCAATAAAGAAATTAAGATGATGGTGTTCATCGTAAGAGGGAACAATAAGCAAATCTGCATATTTTCCTTTCCTTGTAAACATCAAGTTGTAGAAGTACAGATGTTCGTAAGTCAAACCACGAGTCTTCAATGCATAATTCAAAACCCGCTTCCGTCGTAAATCAAACGGACTTGTATCTTCATCAAAATCAATCAGCAATTCAAATCCTTCCGTTTCACTTTTCAGCAACTGGTTGACATTGAATGTCTTTCCATCCAGTTTATAATGAACGAAGAATTCCTTTAGTATTTCTCCACACCTTCTTACTTCACGCTGGTCTATTTCCGATAGGTATTTTTTTGAAAGATAAGATATGGAACCAAAGTCATCGCAGACCCAACAATGAAATTTGAATATGTCAAACGATATTGAAAACTTACATTTGCCGTAACTGTGATGTCCTAAATGATTGGTTGGGCATTGCTTATTTGGGCAAAGATATTGAGCATTAAAGTGCTTCAGGCGAATATCGTGAAATGTTTTGCCTCCAAAATATCTCAGAAAAATGGAATGTAACTTCTCAGCACATTCTCGAACCCGCAACTTCATTCAAATTCAAACAAAAAATACGCACGATAGTCTTCGTTGTATGCTGGTTTATCATACGTTACTTTCCAACCTTGCGCTCCGTATGCATCTTCAAAATCCAACAAGCCATTTTCAAAAATATCTTTCCTAGAATATTTTTTAAGAGATTTGAGAGCTTTAACAATCTCATCTTGATAGATAATTATTTGTCTTTTATTTGCTCTCTCTAAAAGTAGAGTATCTACAATTTGCTCTACATCAGAATTAACTTTTTTGGACTTTACTTCTCTAACTTGTTCAGGTGTAACCATTGTTTCTTACGATGCTTTGGATTTCGAAGCAAGAAAATCCGGACTGTGTATCACGCGCAACTCTTCTTCCTTAACGTTTCTCTCTGTTATAACGGTATCTTTTTTCGAATCGCTGGTGGTCAAGGCTTGACTAAATGATTTTGCAAGAGGGTCCACATCACCCAATCGTCCCAAGATACTGCCTTCACTTTGAAACAACATTTGATTGCCAACAATTGCTGTTTGTTGGGCTTTAACGATATTTGCAACAGCCGTTGCAATTTTTACTTTACTCTCAGATTGTTTTCCAAATTCTGTGATAAAATCCTTCAGAATTGGAGCAAGCATCATCGTGACTGTATAATCCGTCAGCGAATCATCCTGCTTCAGATTCAGCTTTTCTTTCAACTGCTCAATAAGCAAAATGGTTTCTTGTTGCGCCCGATTTACATCATTAATCGTCTCTCTAAAAAGCTCCGAAAGTGATTTGCCGGGATAAACCTCTATGCTAAGAGGAGAAGGTGAAGGTGGTGTAGTAGTTTCATCCATTTCTAAATCGCTGTCCTTGTGTTGGATTTCCTCCTATGGGAATGCCGCCAAAACGTGATGGAGGCTCCGGAGTCCGTCTTTTATAGATAGACAGCTTTTCAAAAAATGTCAACTTCTTTTTTTCCTTTACTTCTTTTTCCTGTTCCGTATCAAGTTCCTCTAAACGCAAAATCATACGTTTTGCATACGCATTAACCATTGCAACAATACCTTTAACTTCTTCAGTATAAGCAAAAGAAGACTCAGATTTCAAGAATGGCGAAAGATTGGAAATCATTTGTCTATTATCCTCGGCCTGTCCTTCCAAAATATCTTTATAGTCGTTAACCGTATTGATAAGACGCGAAAGAACGTACACAAATGCTGATGTTGCAATGAGAGCGTAAAAAATCAGAACAGCAATCCACCCTCCTAAAAGAGCAAACAATACTATGAGAAGAATTACACCGTTAACTGCAATACTTCCATATAGCAGCATGTTTTTCTTCTTTTGTTCTTCCTTGTGATTTTCAGAATTTTCAAGCTGCTCTTGCATTGCTTGAATTTGCAACATCAGTTGTGTGTTGTCCATGTCAATAAATAGTTTGTGATTGCAAATTCAGCATAGTTATCTTTCGTTCACTACGAACGCGAGACAAATAAATCGGAACAAACATAACCATATTGTCGCTATTTTGCTGGACCGACTCAATCATAACATCCAATGATTTTAGCATATATAGAATGAAATCATTATGAGAAGACAGAGGAACATATCGTTGAACATATTTCGATTGAATGTCAAACGAAAATGTCATTCCAACTCCTTCCACAATTTTTTCAAACTGTCGAATCGACTTGAACCCTTCGTCATTTTTCCAAGTCATCTTCTCATATAAATATCCCTTCATTTTTGCTTGAGATAGATATGGGTGAAGTTTATCCTTCAAAAGATTCTCTGAAAAAACATTTTGTATGATATGTTGATGGTATCGGGTGATGCTGTGTCTGAATCTCTTTGCGGCAGATTTAGGCGCACACATTGTAACCGATATAATAAAATTCAGAGAACCATTTTCATCTACTTCTCCGTGACCCTTGATAAACTTTCCGACGTATGGTTGTAACGGATATTTGTGTTGAAACGTGTTGGTCATTAATCTGTAGAATATGTTTTATTCATAAATCGTTCTAATGCTTTCGCGTGTTTACAACTACTGCTCGTATTCTCACCACGCCCAAAACATTCGCCGCACTTGGCCTTGCGTTCATTGCTATACCAATATGCCGATATGCCAAGGTCTTGCGCATATTCCTTTTGTAACACATTAATCATTCGATATTTTATATGTTTGACTGAGTCTAAGTTATTAGACCATTTTTTGTCAAGCTCAATATGATATCTCATTCGTAATTCGGATGTGGTGCGAAAGCGTGAGCCTCATTCTCTTCCTTCTGCTTAGCATAGTCTTCCAAAACTTTTTTGGTTTGTTCTGGCAACTCTGGCATTGGGACTTCTTCGATTTCTACACCAAGTTTTGCGAGTCCTTTTCGAATTCTTGCATTTTCTTCCGTCAGCTTTACGACCATAGCCCCGAGTTGATTCAACTTACCAACAAAAAGTATTTGATTTGCTCTGGTTGTTTCAAAACCCATAACCAGTTGACGCATATCGCTCAACATATAATTGAGCATCTCTTGAGGACTCTTGATATTTTGCGGAGTTAAAATATTTGTGGCGTCCTCTGGAAGTTCTCCATTTGGAGTAGACGGATTGAATGGATTAATAATGGGCATTTAGATGTCAAATGTTATATCGTTGAATGAAATTTTTTCTACTAACCGACCGAGAAAAATATGATATTGAGACGCATTTGGATTTTGCGCATTCGATACTTGAAACTGCTCAACAACAGGCTTCATCTGCGCAAGAATAGACTTCAACTCTTGTTCGTTAGTATATTCCTGAAAAGATATTATCTTAATGTCTGTTGTAGGATTGTTACTAAGCAACGTTGGAATTTTTGATGGGTCCACATCGGGCTTCAAAACTCCAGAACGGTCAATGCAAACAAGAAACACTGTTCCTTCACTCAAAAACTTTTTGTCCAAACTGTTATTGATTGCTTGAAGCGTTCCAAGCATAACAGTTTCCAGCGAAGATGGTCCTGTTGGTGGTGTATATTGCTGCATTGGTTGTGGATTATATTGCTGTTGCGGAGCAGAATATGGTTGTTGCGGATTACTATATTGTTGTTCTTTTGCTCGTACAATATCCAATAATGATGGAACATTGGATGGAACAGAAGGATACGCAGAACCTCTTTTAGCCTGTTCATCTCGATAAATAGCTTCACGCAAAATTCTATTTTGCATGGTGTCAGATTGAAGCCATGGTGGAGTATTTTTATCTGACATAATTACACCTTTCTAAGATTGATGAACGACGGTTCTCTACCAATTAAATATATCAACTCTACTGCACACCCATTTATAAGACCATCAAGTGCTCCATCTTTCAAACGGTCGTCCGCAGATACTTTACAATTGGATTCGATTGACTTGGCCATCTTTAAAAGAGTTTTGAGTCTATCTTTAACCCACACTTCTGTATCTTGAGAAATCGGTTTATTAGCAATATTTTCCCGTAAAGGCTCTGAAACATTACTACTTAAATCGAGACCAATACCAGAATATCCAGACATGCCCGGAATATAAGGACGACCAATTCCAGATACTCTAACAAAATCCGAGTTGTCAAATTTTTCAATATGACCACTAATTCCGGGTCTTCCGCTCATACCGAATATTCCAATATGACCACTTGTGCCGCTAAAACCACCAAGACCATGAAAACCAGACATTCCAGACGAACCGCTAAAACCAGACATACCAGAAGGAATATCTACACTTGGCATTCTGTCTACACGACTCCAAGAACCATCAAGTTTAGAATATTTGTCTATCTGGTTATCATGTACTACTTTGTAGTACGCAAAACTTGAATCTTCATAGTCTGGTTTTACATTAAACTTGTTTTCATATTCGCTTTGAGACATTCTTGTACTTCTACCACTAAAACCACTTGTGCCACTCATTCCAAAAATTCCAGAAGGGCTACTAAATCCTATACACATTCGACTTTCTCCTTAAATCATTATGTTAACAATCTGTTGAGTATCAACCCATTCATCTCTACGACTCATTCTATCACATTCCGGAGAATCTTTCCAATAACAGAAGAAGCATCCGGATGTATTTTTGTACTTCGTCTTTTTTTCAACGTAAATTTTCTTTACAACCTCCAAGAGAAATCGAAATGCTTTAATACACTGTTCCTCTGTCGCATCAACATGAACGTAATCCAATTGTTGTTTCTTTCCTTTCAACAAAACAAAAACGCATTCCACATCCGAATCTTTTAAGTCTTCTCCAAGTGCTCTCTTATTCTTCAAGATGAAATACTTATACAACAACAACTGAGAACGCTTGACTTTGTCATTTTTTACAGATGGGGTCCATCCATTCGCAGTTGTTTTGAAATCTACGATGATGTACTTGTTTCTCTTCTTGTCCCACAACAAAATGTCGATGAAGCCCTTGAAAAAAACTCGTTCACCCAATATCTTCTGTTCAAGAGAAATCTCGATTCCTTTGTTCTCCATTCTGGCGTAAGGAGTTTTACAATACTGTCGAATTAATTCTCTGCCATTGACAAGATAGTCTGTTACAACCTGTTCAATCGGAGCATATTCTCCTAATGCATTTGCGCCATCTTCCAACTCTTTTTGAAATAGCTCCAAGGAATCTGACACAGACAAAGTGTAAAGAGCTTGAAGTGCTGAATGCATTGCTTTTCCATAAACAAGAACAATGTTGCTCGGCTCAGAATAACCCTTAATGTATTTCAAAGAATGCTGAAATGCACAATTGAGCCATGTACTTATTTCACTAAAAGATATAGTTATCCTGTTCTCGTCTTTCTTGTAACCCATTTTTATGTGTTGACTATGATAAGACGACCATCCTTCAAGATGGTCGTATACTTAATTCCTTTTGTTTTAAAATGCTCAGGATTCAACTCAATCAATTCAAGAGACTTTTTTGCATTTGCCTCAACCATCAAATATCTCAAAGAACCAACTTCAATTTTATAAGACACTTCATCTATATTCAGATGCAAAATATCTATCAGCTTTGCTAAGGATGGTGGAATTTCACACTTAGACGCAATTCCATTAAAATCATCCATTTAGTTTGATTCAAAAAGAAGATTCATTCCAATATTAGAAATGAGGGTGCGAACATCTTCACGATGCTCTTTGTCTTTTCTGTCTTGCTCGGTATTCAAAAAGCAAACTCTTCATCTGTAATAATCGGATTTGTTGAATGCTTTTTCCAATAGTCTTCGTCAACTCTATCTCGCATATCAATCGGCACACATGATTTTATCTCAAGAACAATTGATTTTGGAACAGGTTCAACGTTATCTTCATAAGATGAGTCTAGTCGAAAGGAATATGTAAACGACGTTCCAAATGGAAGTTCTGCATCTGAATCATGATTGAAGCCTTCTGGAAAATTGATTTTGGTCGTAGCTAGTCTCCAAAAATCACGTCGATAATATTCTGGGATATGCGCCAACATATCTTCAACATCCCATTCATTTAATTTCAATCTTTCAGCAATTTCATCAATTTTCAGTCGCATAATCATCCTTAATATTATCTAACAAGGCTGCTTCTAAATCCGTTGGGACCGTTATTTCAGCAACATCACTCACTTCCAAAGAGGCCGAACCATTTTCATCGAACTTGATATAGAACATGGATAGAACATTCGATACAGCATCATACGGATTGCAACCCACTTCAACAAACGCTGCGTATGTATTTCTAAGAAGTTGTGCAAGTCCATGACCTTGATTTGTATCAATCATCCTCGTTATCATGAGCGTACAAATCAATGGAGGATGATATTGAGTATTGGTTCTAATCAACTCCGCATCACCTTTCAAATCGTGAATCGGTTTCAGTTCATTTTGTTTGAAATATGCGTTGTAGTAATCAACCAACAAGATGACCATCGACTCTATCAATGAGTCCAATTTTTTCTTCGGTTTGATAACTCCGCTGAGATTCTCAGGAAGAATCTCTTCCTGTTCTTTCACGATAAAGTTGATGTTGTTGTTATCCATAAGCTAATTATTGTCGATTCAAACTATTTTACCTGATGGACTACCATCTTTTTGTTCTTATTTGTCCTTAACTATCCAACCAATATTAGGTTTTACAGCCATTGTGATTGGGTCTTGAGAATAAGATGTAAATCCTCCTAAAAACTCCATATCGTACGTCGCACCATTATCATCAAGCACAAATGGAACCCGACAAAGTCCTTTAGGAATTTCGTCACTATCAATATTATCATATTCAAAATTCCTTCTTTGAAGAAGTCCTCCTTCAGTAGTTGTATATGGTACAAGTTTACTTGACCATCCATTGAGTTCCGTTTGAGAGCCACTACCAATCATTGATTTTGTAAGAATCTTGCTCCAGAAATCAACATCAACATCTCCAGAAGATGCCTTTACAAATTGTTCAAGAACGGGTTTTAATTCATCGACCCACCAATCAAGTTTAAACTCTCTATAGTTTTCAATACATTGAAGTATCCTATTCCAATCATCTGTGGTTCCAAGTAATGTTATCTCAGGAATACCGCAAAAGAAAAGGACTTTATATTTGAAGTACGCTTTCATAGCATCCATGTGAACAACATGAAATGCCGCCAAATCAACAGAAGTTGTTGTTGTAAATTTTTGTACTGACAATTTTACGCGGTCCTCTCCGACAAACTCTTTAATTTTAAGAGAAAATTCATCGAAACATCCCGGCCACTCATTCATTGGATTTCCTTTCGTCCAATTCCGATAAATCACGAGTTCTTTTTGCCCTTCGTGTTCAACAAAAAGATGTCTAAACTTTTTTGCATTTACATTGATATGATTCGCAAATCCTTGAGCAATACAAAGCCAAATCATATCAGGACTTAATATGACCGGAAGATGCAGAGAATAAGCGTCTTCTAAAGCCTTAAAAAAAGGATTACTGTGACATGGAACAACGTCTAAGCCATACTGAGACCACGACTCTAGTTTAGATTCATCTTCATCAAGAAGAAGCGCCGCCGCTTTTTTCGAATTCATCAACGGCATAAGGTTTACGTGTCTACCACCAACCTGACCAACAGTTACATTTGCTACTTTGAAAGTATTCATCTCGATAGATTAATAAATTTGCCAGAATTTGAGAAGTTGTATCCGTATGTTTCATCGAAATCCAAGTCAATGCATATCAGGTCGCCAACATCAGTAATATTCATACTCTTGGCACGTCTCATTTGATTATCCCAGACTTTGACTGTAATGTCGCCACATCCATCAGAAATTTTGAAACGGTAAAACGGCATATCATTAACGGTGAATTTTTGTTCTTTTGAAAGGACTTCTCCATACACCATCTTATTTGAAGCGGACCAACTTGTAGCAGCTACGATTCCGTTAGCGGCAAAATTGTCAAGCCACTTCATAAAGCGATTTCGAAATGGATATCTAAATCCAGTAGATTCCAACCACATTGCGTCCATTTCCGGTTCAGAGAAATCTGACACATTGTCATTCTTCAAATTTTCATAGAGTTCTCGAAGCATATCACCGCTATACTTCACTTCTTTCTTTCGATTCAGTTTATTGAGGTCTTTTCTGTTATCAAAATGATGTTCAGTTACCATCAAAGCTATCTTTGTATTTGGCTCGAAATCCTTGAATGCTCCAACCTTCACAAGTGCTTCGCAATGACCTCGATTGAACTTTTTCCACGGGTGTAACAAGAAGTCAGGAAGTGTTGCATACCCCATTTGTTGCGCTTGAAGTATTTCATCATAGGCTTTGTCTTTTACGCCCTTAACCATTGATACTCCACAGGCAATCATTCCTTTTTTAATAGGAACAAAATTCATTTCCGAATGTAAAATGCTTGGCGGCTCAACTTGAATGCCATTTTTCATAGCATCAGAAATGTAGCTAAACAATTCTGTATCTTTGTTTGTCTCGGTAAGGCAAACGCTGTAGAATTCCTCTGGATAATACATCTTAAGATACAACGTCTGCATCGCAAGATAGGCATAACTGAATGCATGAGAGGCATTAAAAAGGTATCCTGCATTATCGAGAATAGTTTGTTTCAATTTTTCAGCAACATCTCGGTCCATATCTACATGTTTAACACACAGGTCCACAAATGTCAAATTGAACTCTTCAAACAGTTCCGGATATTTTCCAATGCTCCTATCTCCAATCGACTTGCGCATCTTCTCACATTTGCCGAAAGGAATCCCAGTGCAAGCATTGATAATTCGTGATAGCTGCTCTTGATAAGCAATGACGCCTCCTGTATTTTTAAGAATTTCATCGACTGATGGATGAGTCTTCTCAAGTTCTTTTTGACCGCTACACACATCTGCAAAAGCCATTGCCGCTCCGCTGTTTAATGCTGCCGGTCGATATAACGAATTGATTGCGGCTACATGCTCGAAATTTTTCGGTTTCGCTTTCCGTATCAACTCTGAAATACCAGAACTTTCAAATTGGAAAATAAGCTTGTTGTCCCCTTTCGAAAACTCACGATAGAGTTCCGGATTTTTCAAATTCAACTTGTACACTTCATCACGAATGTCCTTTTGTTGACGACGCTCAACAAGCTCGACAATTTTTCGAATAACAGTAACAGTTTTAAGACCAAGAATGTCAAGCTTGAGAAGTCCTAGAGAAGAAAGAACTTTGTGTGATGCTCTTGAAATTTTTCCTTCCTTGCCGACACTTCCTGCAGCTTCCGGAAAACCAGTTATTAATGTCTTGCTGCTGCGATTAACGGGAATGTAGTTATAAACCGGTTCTGGCGTAATGAGAACTCCACCAGCATGAAGCCCAAGATTTCTTGTTTCGCCGTGCATTTTTTTGAAGCACTCAATGATGTCTTGATTTGATTCATACCACGTCAAAATTCTACGACCAATAGCTGTATCGGTCTCATGTTTCTTGAACCAGTCATCAATCGTATCAGCATCAAGGTCTTCAGGCATATTGACTTTATCGCTTGCAAGGAAGTTGGAATCTTCATAGCTACGACCAAACACACGCATCAAATCACGAAGAGAACCTTTGATATTAAAGGTCATGAAGTTTGCGACTTGCACAACATTCTCTTCTCCCCACTTTTGTTTTAGATAGTCAATAATTTCTTGTCTTCGCTCTGAATCGAAATCCATATCTATATCAGGTTCACTGAGAGCTTCAGGATTAATAAATCGTTCGAAGAACAAATCGTATTCCATCGGGTCCAGACCAGCAATTCCAAGAAGATAGGCCACAAGGCAACTTCCAACGGAGCCGCGACCAACTCCCATTGTAATTCCTTTTTCTTTTGCAAATCGAACAACGTCCCACACAACCAACATGTAATCGGAATATCCATTCTTAACGATAATGTCGTATTCGAATTTTACGCGGTCCTTGTATCGTTTTGCCTTCGTTGCGTCCATATTCTTTTCAAGAATGTAATCACGCAAAGCATCTGTCACCAATTTGGCAAGTTGCTTCTTTGAATCGTCTGCACTATCGTTAAATTTAGGATAGTTTTTCGAGGTAGAGAAACCAAAATTAACTTTGTCCGCAATTTCTAACGTGTTGTCAAGACACTCATCAATAAATTCAGCAGAATAGTTGTATCCGTATTCTGCATTGAGTTGATGATAGTCTTCACGAGTTTGAAAATGAAGATTTCGCGCCCCAAGTGTAAACAGTTTTGGGTCATCGAGTTTTTTGCCTTGAGCAATTGCCATCATTACATCTTGAAATGCTCCATCGCCTTTATCAACATAATGTGTATCACCCGTTAAAATAATTTTTGAATCAGAAGCTTTAGCAAATTCTATCAACTTTTCATTGACAAGCTTTTGATTGGCATCACCATCATCAACACCATTCAATTGAATTTCTACATAGAAATCATTTCCAAATTGCTGTTTGTAACGTTCAAAGAGAGCATAGGCATCATCATACAGTCCGTATCGAATGTAACGATTGATTTCCGAGATAAGACAGGAGGTGGTAACGATAAGTCCCTCTTTTGCTTCAAAAAGGAACGGACGCTTTATCATTGGCTTGTAATAAAACAAGCCTTTACCTTCTTGATAAGTAGAATCGTCTGGTTTCTGGAAGCTGTAATAATTCAGCTTGCAAATGTTCTTCCAACCAGCATCATTTTTCACAAGAACGATTTGGTGATACCGTTCTCGGTCAAAGTCTTTAATGATGTCGCTCTTATCTTTCTTTTTTGTCTTCTTCTTTGAAGTTGCCTCGACTTCTTCTGTCGATTCGTCATCGTCTTCAAATACTTCACCACCTTCATCTTCCTCCTCCAGAACCTCGCCACGAGCCAATGCACGTTCTTTATAGACTTCCAATAGACGGTCGGAGAATTCATCCTTTTCTCGGAACAAATAAAACTCACAACCAAGGATTGGTTTCACGCCAGCTTTCTTTGCAATATCATGCAAATCATAGGCAGATGACATATTGCCATGTTCTGTAATGGCAAGTGCTGGATGATTTAAGGACTTTGCTTTTTCAACATATCGCTCGATACTACCACAACCATCTAAAACGCTGAGGAAACTGTGAACATGTGTGGCACAAAATGGTTTTTCTTGCATTACAACTATCGTTAGGTGGGACTATTTATTTTCTTGTAGAGCACAACTGAGTCGGAAGTGTTAAAGTTCCAACTAATAACATCATCTTGAATTCAAATCTTAAGTTTTGGAACCTTTATAATTCTGCTCCAATTGTCTGAGCAATTTCATTACTGTTCGGACCTTAGTAACTGAAATCATACCTTTACGGACTTTTTTTTGAAAACGCTTTTTCTTAATACAAGATGGACAAGGCACATACTCGATTTCATGATTGTGTAAAAACTTGTATTTCTTCCATGTGTGTTTAGCCGGGAATTTTCCATCCAATTGCAATTGAATATAGTTGACAACACAACAAATTGGAATTTCAGAATAGATGCCGTTGATAATATCATAGAGCATTTGGGTAGGAGAATATTCGTAATTTTCCAGATAGAGCTTTACTGATTTCTTATCTACCCAAGACGTATCTACCTTCTTCATGTCTTTTCCTTTTTAGTTGTTCGTTTTGCCAAACGTTCCTTTGCGGCCTTTGGGTCTTTATTGAAAGTTCTAGCGTGGCGCACTTTACGCATCAAATCAATACTATCTTGTCTGGAACGATAGTATGATAAAATATCATTGAATATGTTTCCATCTTTACCCATGGCGAAACCGTAATCTTCACCGTCAATTGCTTTCGCAAGAATTTTACGTTTCTCATCTATCTTCTCTCGAATTTTTACATCCAGCGTACCAAAACATTCAAGAATGGTAACAAGCACATTGTCCTTTTGACCTTTACGGTGCGCACGGTCTTCTGCTTGCGCCATTTCGCCCGGAGTCCATGGCAAATCCAGAAACAACACATTATCTGCTGCAGTAAGTGTCAAACCTGTCCCGCCAGCTTGAACGGTGCTTACAAACAATTTAATACTTGGGTCTTGTTGAAATTTATCAACGAGAGCTTGACGATTACGAGGATTAACATCTTTACCAACCAATCGAACAGAAACATCCTTGTAGCTATTAACTATGGCATCGACAATTTCCGTATATTGAGAGAATACAATAACTTTTTTACCCGATTCGATGATGTTGTCTATGATTTCTTTGGCAGCATCAACCTTAAGACGAGAAGTGAATTGTTTAAGTGCTTGAATTTGTGCAAGTGCAGTATTTTCATCACCAAGCATAAACTTAGTCATGAAATCAAATTCAATATCTTCATACTCACGCATCTGCTTATCAGTGAGTCGAACATCAACTACTTTATGAAATTTCTTTGGAAGTTCCTTGAGCACATCATTCTTAAGTCTACGAATAAAATATGGTTCGATTGCCTTATATAGTTTATCTAAGTTACTACTACCAGACATGTCCCAACCAAATCTAGTCTTATGTCCTGCTGCAAACTTACGACCAAATTCAAACCAGCTATTCCAATAAATCGGGTCTAAGAAATACAATTGTGGCCACAATTCAATTGTACGATTCGGAGCAGGAGTACCGCTAAGTTCAATTCGGCCTCTGATTTTAATATAGTCTCCAAGAACAGCCTTCGTTGTTTTTGATTTCGGATTTTTTATCTTATGAGATTCATCAAGAAATACTATTCCAAAATATCCAGACTTAACCAACTCCAATAATGAATGAAGCGCCTTGCTATCTCCAGTATTTGCCCGAGCATACAACTGTTCATAATTTACGATTGTAAAATCGTAATCAGAATTGTCTAAAGTCTCACCGGACCATAGTACACGAGCATTGCAGTATGTGAATTTTTCAATTTCGTATTTCCAATTATCCTTGATAGAAGCAAGCGTAATGACGAGCGCACGATGACTCTTTTTAACTTCTTCATTTCTATTCTTCCACTTCTTATAAGCAACATAGCCAATGGCTTGAATTGTCTTTCCTGTGCCCATCTCATCCCCAATGAGACATATTTCATTACTGCTTTCGATGAACTTGATGCAGACTTTTTGAAAGTTTAATAGGTCATATCCCGGCTTAATAAACTGGTCAAAAGGAATGTCCGTTACATCATCAAGCTTTTTAATCTCACTTGAAATCTTGTGAGTTTCAGACTTTTCTTTTAGGCTTTTAAGGACATCCAAATATGCGTTCTTAATATCAGGGTCGAGAACATAGGTGAATTTTGCTTGGTCCAAGAGTTTAACCAGCGCAATGAGAGAGTTATAGTTATTTGGAATTTGCCAGTTCCTAAGCTCGTTATTCCAATAACAATTGGAAATAGTCTTTACTGCATCTATAATGTTCTTATCGTACTCGAATACAATGTCTATTTTTTTCTTGTCTGGACTTTGCTGAATTATGACTGGCGAACGATATCCCATGCATTATAACTGCTTTTAAACACAACATCAACTACAAGAGCAAGAGCAAACTAATCGCTTTCAACTACCAGTTCTTCACTAGTAACAATTGCTTGAATTATAAGACCATATACAGTATGTTTAAATGCCGGTGCTACATTTACAAGATTCAATTTCACCTCATCATCTTGTCGATATTTTTCTGGCAATTGATGTCTAGGTAAAGACAGTTCTTGACGTTCATAAGAATCGAGTCCGACAACAACTTTTTTATTGTCCTTTCTCGCATTCAATTTTCTAAAGAAGTCTTTTAGAATTTCGAACTCACGACTGGATACGGAATCTTCCTTGCCTTCGATAATAAGGACAGATTGACCAAACTCATTTACAACTGGGTGGACGGTTATGGACATTCAAATTTTAAAATACAAATCAACACAAATCACTATTAGCAAGTTATCACTTGCCCTTCTTCTTTTTCATCTTCGTCTTAATCACCCTCTTCGGTTTAATCTTGACTTTTTTCGGCTTGTCCTTCGGTTTGGGATTCACAGACCTCTTTGTTTTGGGTTTAGATACAACTCTCTTTTTACGCTTTGGCTTGATAGGGACCGGAAGAGACGTAGGCTTGATTTTACGCTTGCGACGTTTACCACCAAGCAACACCTCTTCTTTAGAGGGTTTTGGAGCATTCAACTCTTCTTTGCGTTTGTCAATATATTCTTCCGACTGTTCTTGCTTCTTGACGTGCTTCTTGCGTTGTTTGTCCGGTATAATGCATACGGATTCATAAAACTTGGTTGTTGTTGGACAACCAGCGGCATCTTCTCTTAAATCCACTCCACCAATAGAATCATACTCTGTAGGTTCAACATGTTTGAGTAAGATATACGGCTTTCTGGAACGCTCTGCAAATTCATCCGCAATCCAAAGTAGTGTTCCAACAGGAGTATTTGGACCAACCTTTAAGTCTTTTGGAATGCGCTTAAAATACACATTCTTCAATGAAGAAAAATTCCAAATGGCTGCTCCGGGTCTGCGCTTCAATCGACCAGAAGAATAAATATCTTCATACGTTCGTATGGCGATTTTTATTTCTGATGTCTTGAAATTTCCAACTCTTAACTGCTTGTTTTTGTCGCGATTTGTTGCGACTGCAATTTTATGTTTGCGAGGACTCACGTTGTATTTAGTAAAATTTATATACTATGTAACAACGTGAGTCCTTGCAAAGTTCAACACAACTAACGAGAATTCAATCAGACCTCGGACCTTTTCAAGATAAAGCTAACAGGAGTCGTCTTCTGAGGCTCTATAATGCGCCAATTAACAAGTTGACCAAGAACACGAGACGTACTGCGACGTGCTGAACGCTCATTGCTGTATTCACGAGTCTTCATTATAGCAGAAGCAATATCATTGATAGATGCTGGCTTCGTTCGCTTTCCAAGATATTGACGAACCTGCAATGCAAGTGTGCCCTTCTTAAATTGTGGACGATGTGAGATATAGGCTGCAAATCCGCTGCGACTAGTTGACCAGTCATTATTGACTTGTTCGGTTATTTGAGATGGATTGGATATGCGCTTATTTTTAATGCGTTCGTAATATGTTTTAGATGCTGGTTTCGACATGTGTTTATATGTTAAATTGTTGCTAACAATTTTCGTTTGGACTTTGTAACTTTGGTTTGCGGTTCTTCCATAAGCTTTCCAGAATGGGCCAGATTTTTCAGAATCTTCAACTCTGCAATCTTCAATTTGTTTTCTGAAATAGAAAGTTCATAATCACTCGCCAATTTTCTATTGATTGATATCAGGTTGTGAAGAGTATCACGCAATTCATCATCTTCAGTATGTTCCATTGAATTCCGGTCACGCTCATACGTTTCAATAGAACGATTTATTTCATTGGCTCGGCGGTCCAATCTTCCCAACTGTTCTTCAAAATACTCCTTGATAAAAGAAATTCCATATTTGGTCAAACTCTTTGCGTGACGTGAAAGACGTTCTAGCGCCTTTTTCAAGCTTTTAATCAAAGCCAAATTTGTGCTTCTCAATTGAGAAGCATCCGAAATATATTGCGCAATGATTTCCAGTTGCAATTTCTTGTATGCAGGAATGTCATCCTTGTATCTGGTATACGATTCGATAGTATTTCGAGTAGATGAAAGTGAGCTTCGCAAATCTGCATTTGCTTCTTCTCGAATATGAATTTCTATATCAATGTCTTTTGCAACAATGTTTGCAAAAGAATGTTTATCGAAAAGAATACTTTGTTCTAGACCTGTTGGATTAAACACGGACCTGTGTATTTATCGTTTCCTGTAAACCGTCTTCTTTGCGGTGCATGCGAGACTTGCACTCGCATCTCAAAGTTTTAGAGACTCTACGCTCTGGCTTGAGCTAATGCACCATAAAGGTTTGTTCGAATTCTGTAATCTGGAAGAAATCAAACCCGAACAAACCTATGAACTCTCTTGGATATACTACAAACATAGTATGATTTTAGTTCCAGAAATTCTCAAGAAAACTCATCAACCCAAGCATCAAAAGGATTCACAACTTGAATGCTTTTCTCTATCTGTTTTAACTCTGAAAGCAAATCAGATAGAACGGCATCATGAACCCATTCATCTTCGTTATGATTGTACAATATGTCCTTTGATACACCTTCCCATTTACTTGGGAAAAGTTCAATACAGCGATTCGTAATCTTGACTACATAATCATTTTTCAAATCATATAGTTCGTCTAATTTCTCTTGTTCCATAATTGATTTAGTTACAAGCAGAATATCCACAAGAGATGCAGAGTTTGCAACCCTCAGAGAATGTCAGCTTTTTTGAACAGTTCGGGCAATCGTCTCCAGAAACGCGTCCATCTTTAATATATTTTTTTACCGTTCGAGACAGAATCTTTGAAAACGTCGTCATTGGTCCTTTCGTCTTACTCAACTGGTCAACTATAAATTCCAATGGAGAACCATGACGAAGAGCACAACTAATAATACGAGTCAAAGCATCGGCTGTATCATCAGCATGACTATTTGTAAGAAGATAATCTTGGTCGTTAGACCTAAATGAATATTCTCCGCGCTTATGTTTTACAATTGAACCTTCTTTTACTGTCTTTGGAATGTAAATATCGCCATCTTCATTATGATTGATTCCAGTAAATACTTCATAAGGGTCCGTATTCATCAATCCAACCACTACATAATATCGTTGTTTATTTAATGTAAAGTGATGGAGTTCTGCTTCTAATTCTTTTGGGCGCTTCGGAGCTTTGGTCTTTTGAATTGATTGTGCATCTTCCTCATGTGTTTCTTCTTTAGCAGAAAGAACATTCGTCATCGTACCTGCGCGATACGTCGTAATTCCTTTCAAAACTCCACTCTTATAAGCATCAAGGTAAGTGTTTTCAAATGCTTCAAATGGATAGTCATTGGGAAGATTAACTGTCTTACTACATGAGGAGTCTAACCACTTCGCAAAACCTTTCAAATCTCTAAGGTGCTCTTCAACAGACAATTGTTCGGTTGTTACAGCCCAATTCGCTTTTGGATTCCACTGACCAATCTCTTTAAGATAGCGCACACCATAATCTTCACACAAAGTCTCTTTTGTTAGTCCTCTATTCTTATCAATCTTGTAAACAACTCCGCTTGCATCTACGCCACGAAGAATTGTATCTGACCCTTCTTTTGCGAACTTGAACAATTCGGTTTCCTTGAATTCGCCTTCCCAATATTTTGGACACTCTGATTGGATATGCTCCGGAACATCCTGAACAATAGAGGTTCTAATATACTCATGAAGAAATACAGGCTCTAGACCGCCACTCACAATATTTGCAAGAATAGACGTATTACCGGTTGGCTGAATCGAAAACAACGCTGAATTGCGAATGCCGTGCTTCTTAATTTTATTGATTGTTGTCTTTGGTAAATCAATCTGTTTCCAGAAATACGCCTCAGCGTGTTTTTCCGGCCCACAATCTCGGAACATGCCTTTTTCAATTGCAAGTTCGATTGATGCTTCAACCGCAGTATGCGTAATCATTCTCTCCAATTCATCTTTAAGTCGTTCCGCTTCATCAGAAGCAAATCGAACCTTTAACATGTAAAGAGCAGAACCCCAACCCATAACACCAAGTCCTATACGTCGTCTATTCCGAATTGCCTCGACATATTCTGGAAGTGGAGCAGTGGTGTATTCGTTCACATTATCCAAAAACCGAACAGCAATTGGGACGTATGCTTTTATTTTTTCCAAATCGAAACAACCATTTTTTACGTCAACAAACTGGGTCATGTTCAAAGACCCCAAATTACATACATTTCCAAACGGAAGACATTGTTCGCCACATCCCTGTTGAACATATCCATCAGTTATCCAAGTGTCACTTTCCGTACAGTGTAAATCATAAACCGTTGCTTCTCCAAACGATTCTATTGATAGAACCTGAGCACTACGAGAGTTACCAGAAAGTTTGGCAGCATATAGTGCCGTTTTAATCTTCTGTTGCTTGCTTGAATTGATATTTTCATAACACAATGCAGCCAAAGTTTTAAAATCAAATCCAGATACACCTACCGTATACTTTGGAAATTTTCGAACAATTTCTCGACCAATTTCTCGACCATCAATTGTACCACCTTCTGACCATGATGAAGTTATTCTACCATGAACACCAATCGACAATAACATTCGTCTAATATCAATCGCCAAATCCTTTGAACAAGTATCAAATCTAATCTGAGGATGATTTGATTTCAAATTTACGTTTCCATCAGTTGCGAGGAGTCCATTGATAACACCAACAGAATAAGAATAGCTATGACTCTTATCTATTAATTTTTTTGTAGAAGACTCAAAACCATCAGGAATATTGAACGTATTTCTGAGAAGATTAGATGAATCGGAAGAAAAACACAAATAAAGAGATTTACTTCCATCAGATGCTTTATCGTCAGCATTAAACTCAAATCCATTTCGAACAAACAAATCCTTTATTGCTTGATTGTATTCTGAATCAGCCGTGGATGTTGCTATCTTGAAGTTTTTCCCGCATGAACCATCTCCTAACAAAATTCCAAACATCAAACCCATCTCATATTCTTTGACATCTAGTTGTGTATTTTTAAAATTGGTAGGTTCAACGTGAATAAAGTCCCCTATATTGATTTCATCGAGTCGTAACTTCTCTACAAATTTACCAGATGTAAAACCTTTACGCTGAACATGATATCTGTGAGCAGCAGTTGCAATTTGTTCTCCACCATCTGAAAATATAACCTTAAATACTGGGGTCTTTTCGTGCTTTTCAATTGAATGTATTGGCTCATATCCATTTGGATGCAATGTTGATATTTCTTCTCCAACTTTAAGAGTTTCAATTTGTCTATAGCCATTTGGAGTATTCACAAAAGTACCTTCAGCAAGACATGGGTTTGTTGCTTGAATGAAGGCGTCTTTAGCGTAAGAGGCGCAATGCGTCTTGTTGGCAACATCCAGAAAAAGAACTCCGGGGTCATTACGATTATATGTTGAACGCATAATAAGTTCCCATAGAGAAGAAGCTTTAATTGTCTTGTGAACTACAACAGAATACCCTTTCTCTTTCCAAAGACTAATGTTACCGTCCCATTCTTCTTTGTACTTTGGATGTTGCGTATCCGGAAAAATCAAATCCCATCTATCTTCTTTTTTTAGTGCTTCCAATTTTTCATTTATTATCGGCGCACCATTTTCAAATACGAAATCGGTCTTCGTAAATTCTTCTAGAGCATGTTTCAATTCTTCAATACGAAGAATTTTATCCATGAATTCATTCGAACAATTGACGGACATATTGAATTTTTGCAATCTTTCCGGTTGGAGTTTTGCTGTAATAAATTCTTCAATATCAGGATGCCAACAGTCCAAAACAGACATCATCGCCCCTTTACGAATCTTTCCTTTCGCTTCTTTGACTTTTGACTTTTTCCCGGACCCAGAAGTAATAATGTCGGAAGATTTGTCAAATAACTCCATGTACTTTATTGCTCCCGGAGTTTCGACACCAATACCATGAATGAAAGAACCACGCGGACGTATGAAAGAAAAATTCATGCCCCATCCACCTTCTGATTTTAGGGTTTGAGCTTGGGCCAGTAGTACCGCAAAAATACCTTCTAGAGAATCTTGGTCATATTTTGGTTTCGTACCAACAAAACAGTTTATGGCTGTGGTGCCTTTATATCCAGCACCCGCATTAGAAATAATTCTACCACCTGCTGTTATTTTGAAATCACACAAAAGGTCGTAAAATTTATCTTCCCATTTCTGACGTACTTCTTCTTTTTCTACAGATGCAATTGCTTTTGCAATACGTCGAAATGTTTCATCTATATTACTATCCGTAAAATGTTTATATGTGGTTTCCCAAATCTCTCGTGAAAAATCATTGGAAAATATTGTTTGGGTTGGTAAATTTGATGTTGTGGATGTAACAATTGTATCAATCTCAAGACTCGTTGTCTTCTTCATCATTGTGTGTCTGTAAATTCGTGTTTAATATCTGTTAGCACTGTAATTCATGATAAGTAGTATCTTGCTATACTCAGAATGAGTGGCTCTAAGGCAGAAACTCAAACAAAAACCTCTTTGCTAATAAAAGCAAAGAGGCATTGTGTTCAATTGTAAATTCCGTCTCGTGGAACGATTCGGAGAAGTATTCTTAGGCGCTAAAACTTGGCTTGGTACCTTTATGTCCATGCATACGCAAATTTTCATCTGATTTTGGTTCAGCCTTTTGAACTCCGCCTTCTGGCTTCCTATCGGTCTCAGATGTCTCGCCATTAATCTTAACATCCTTTTTTCCGCTCGGCTTACCTTTGGTCCAATTGGCATTTACGTCCGAATTACCCTTACTGTTTTTCGCACCCCATGTTTTCATATCCTCTTTAGGAGCATCAATCTTATTGCTCTCCTTGGTATTTTGTTCGGTATCGCTCAACATTTCCGCAATCACTTTACGTGCTTTCTGGTCAATGTAAGCATCGAACTCCGACTGTGTCATTACTCTTGGCATTTTCTATTATCCTATAGGTTAAATTATGTGTTTCGTCGTAGATGCATCTACGCTCTTATTAAGTATTATTGAATTTGAAAACTTTACCTGTCGGCAAGTTATGGAAGACGACCAATATTCTTCATAGATTATCCTACTCTAAATCCTCGACCACTCAGCCACACATTGAAATATCCGTTGATGATGAATGTATTAAACCACTCGTTTGGCTTTAATGTGTATTGAGCGCCTTTTCCAAGTGCTCGTTGAGCATCATATATTTCAAATTCCATCATATTGTCCGGTTTACCATTCCGAGTAATGTTTGCATTGTATCTTGTTTTGAACCAAAGATTTTTTGCAGGGTCTTTATGCCGAATAATCCACCAGCCCTGATTATCTTGACTCATTTCGAGGTCATCAGGAGCAATTTTAAAGTAATGCATTGTTTATGTTTTTTCTTTATCAAGTCTATTAGAACCGGACGCTTCTTGCTTTAATAGCTGTTGCATCATTGATTCTGTGGATGCTATGTCTTCTGTGATTTTACAAGTGCTATTGTCCCAATTGACTTTCCATTCTTGTTTATCAGGACCGAAACGAGATTTTGCATTATGGAAATAAGCCACTCCTTCTAATGAATCTTTAACGTCACGTCCTATTGTCAAAACAGCATCACTATCTCTATAAATATCAATGGAATCGCCCATCGTCTCTCCTCCATTGGTCTTTTCTCCAAATGCATGCCTATTCAACTGCGCAGTCACAAATATCGGAGTTTCAATACTTTGTGCCCAACCTTTAATTTCCTTCCACGTATCTCCAATTTGGTCTCGCTTTTCCGTTTGTCGAACCGTTGACTTTAAATGCAGAGGCGAATCTACGATAATGATATCCGGCTTAATACCCTCATCAAGCAATCTATTGTGATATGTCTCAAGAGCATTTACTGTGAATTTTCCCATTTGGTATTCTTTCACATGTAAATGACCAGTATATTTATTGATGATGGGTTGAATTTCCGCTTTCCGTTCAAACAAATTTCGAATCGGAATGCCAGTTATACAAGACTGATAACGACGTGCATTGTATGCCTTTGCATTTTCAAATGTAGCATGAAACACCGTTTCGCCACGCATGAAAGCATTGGAACCTATGTTAATACAAGCTGTTGTTTTTCCTACGCCAGAAGCTCCCGCAATCGTAATAACATCACCTGCACCGGCTCCACCGTCCAACAAATAATCGTAAAATCTCCAACCAGAAGAACGCACATTTTTTCGAATGTTATCCTGCTGGTAGAACTCCATAATGTTTTCCATAATATCGCTGTCGATACTATCAACATTAATGTCCAATACAGACTTAAACAGATTGAAGATTTCTGTAAAGTCAGGCTCTATTTCAATATTGGTACCGTAGACTTCAATCAGCTTCAAAGACTTATCTACAGCATCAATTGCGGCTTGTCGCTTGCAAAAATTTACTGTCTTGGTTTTTACATAATCTTCATCTTTGAAGACAGGCTTCTTTTGTAAGATGTAAAGATATTTAAGAATTACATCTCTGGTCCACTCATCTTTGTGGTATCTGCTACGAATGAGATATTCTATTGTATCATAACGAGGAACAACATGATTCTCATTATAGAAATCAACAATTATTTGATATAACCCTTGTGCGTGTTCTCCTGTAAAAAAATCTGGCTTAAGATAATCTTTAATGGCTCGAAAAAACTGAGGACTATTGATAACCGCCTGAACAACATTGAATTGGAACGCTTCTCCGTATGTATCGAATATGTTCGTCACTTATTTTACCACTTAAACTGTTTTTGATTGTATTCTAGATTGCGATACTGTTTTTCCCAATTATCTGTAGAAGAACCCTCAATTCGAAGACCCTCTTGAAGAATCTTTATCTTATATTGGGTTGAATTGAAACGTGGCTTCGCCTCTTCTATATATCTCTTCAACAACAAAACTGTCTCAATGGAAATATCAGGCTTAAACAATTGCATCAGTTCATAATTGCGACGTATTATGTCCATGCATTTTGTCCCATCTTCATTTGAACCACTAATCAAGTGGTTCGCTTTCTTCAGAATGGTTTGCCAATTCGAAGCAAATTGTTTTTTATTTACCTTACATGTCTCAATCTTATCTAACAAATACCATTCAAACTCATCAACACAATTTATGTCAAATCGTTCGAATAAATCTGGAAAATATTTTTGAATCCCTTTCAACTTCAATCCATCAATACCACCAATCTTGTCAGAAGAATCTCCGATGATACTTCTTAAAATTGTAATGAGATGCGTATTTTCCGTTCCCCAAAACTCTTTTAAGAACTCAAAGCCTTTTATTTCGCGCTTCTTGTTATCATAGATTTGAACTTGAGGAGTAACAAGCTGGTGAAAATCCTTGTCATTTGAAATGATAAGCTTGTTCTGCTCTTTGAAGTAGTTGTTTGCTACATAGGCAATAATTTCATCCGCCTCATATCCTTGCGCTACCAAACGATGCACTGGAAGGTAAGCCAAAAATTCATTCAACAATCGCAACTGATAAATGTAATTCTCCTGTGATTTTTTGACAACATCATCTGTAAGAAGAGCATTGTGAGCATAGTTTACCTTAATTGGCAATCCCTTATTGTGTTTATAGTTCGGGAAAAGTTTTCGTTTCTTATGAGAGCCGCCTTTTCCATCAAAGACGCATATTACGAATGAAGGTTCATATTTATAGATTTGAAACTGAATCATTTTGAGAGTTCCATAGACACCACTCAAATCCGTATTGTCGTCTCTCCTATAATCATTTCCACAATACTGTTGCGTAAACACATTGTTCACATCAATAATGAGAACGTCATACTTTTTGTCTTCAAACATAACCCTGTAATTTTATAAAGTAAACCGCCACAACTTATATCATGTGGTCCATGTTGCTTGACCAAAGATAACCAATAGCTGCGCTTGAACTTCCAGAAACGGAACTACCTTGCAATCGAAGAAATCTAAATGGAGCATCAATCATAAACGTCTTATCTGTGTGATACACATAAGGAGCGTTTGTAATATTTACCCAATGAGCAGAAAACGAGGCGTCAAATATTTCAGATAAGGCGCGTGCATTATCGTAATCAATATTGTAGTTTGTCATATAAGGCGGCATTGCCTTCAAAAACGGTTTCGAGTTGTTTGCCCATAACTCAAATCCTGCAGTACCCGATGGAATAATAATGGCCGCATTTTCTGCATGTGAGACGTTTTGTAAATTCGATACAAAACGATTTTCTGCTGTCGAGGTACCTATCGCATACGAAAAACTAAATTCTCTATCTACATTAACAAAATGTGGCATTGTCTATTGTCCTATGATTGATGATTCTCTTCCTTAATTAGATTCAATTTGCAATTTCCGACTCTGACTTCTCCTTAAAATAAGGCTTAATCAACTGAGTGAAAATAAAAGATACTGTCGGCAAAATCGAAGATAATAAGATTGCCACAACTCTTTTACCAGCAACTTCACTTACATTTAATCCAAAAAAATCAAAGAAATGGACCGCTTTTTCAGGGTTGACGTAATCAAATGTTGCATACGTATTTCCAAACACCTGCAGAACGTATAGCAAAAGAAGCGATAACCATAATGCCCATCTTTTAATGCGAGGAAGCAATACAAATGCTGCAATGGACCCAAACGATAAAATTTCAAACGCGATTGCACTAAACCACGCCTCAATCGAATTATTGCCAACACCAAAATATGTTACTAAGTGGGATACGGAAACTATCGAGATGAAAATGATACCAATAACAAGTAACATCAATCCAAAACGTTCTCGTTTATTACTAAATGTGTTTTGGCCCCACCACGCTTTTATCGCAACCTCTTGATTGTCAACTACATCATTGTTGAGTGTAGGAATAATTTCAGGTAGTTCAATATTCTCTGTCGATACCTCTGATATTACTTCTGGCGATATTATTTGTTCTTGTTCCATTACAGGTTGAATTGCCTCTGACATGACTGGTATTTCCGGTCTCGAATTATCTATTAGGCTTTCAACTTCTGGAACGATAACACTCTCTTTTGGAATGTTCCGTGATTTGAACCATTCATTTATTTCGTCCGTGCTACCATTTGGTCCAACTATTTTCTCTAACGTTCCATCAGGATGTTTCAAAAATAAGCCATCAAAATTTCGCTCCATAACATATTGAGCCGGATTAGCTTCCGGCTCTTCTGTCTTCATCTCTTTTATAGCGAAAGCCATGTAGTAATTACAAACGACTTGCCGTTTTACCCATCAATATCAAAATCTGTTTCTCCTCTATTAGTATCAAACGAATCAATATCCGGTGAAAGAGAATCGCCATCACTAATATCTTCCCGAGTTTCTATGAGATTTGGATTCGAAAGGTCCAGAATAAGCGCGTCTTGAACTTGCTGAATAATATAGTCCTTGTGCTGACTTACAAGACTTGGCCATTGTGTTGACTTACAAGAATCAATAGTATCCCCTGTTTTTATATCAATCAATTCGAATGTCTGCTTATTTTTAACATTAACAACTCCAGTTTGCTTCAGAATGTTAAGATAGCCAGAATTGTCATCGACACCTCTATTGAAATAGATGTCGAAATTTGCTTTTCGAAGCGGAGATGATATTTTATTCTTCTTCGTTATTGCAGTCGTATTAAATCCCACAACCTGCTCATTCGGCTTGTCTTTGTTGACCTTGATTTGTTGACCTTTTGTAAGTAAAATGCGAAGTGAAGCATAAAACTTCATTGCATTTCCACCCGGAGAATAGAACTTGTCTCCATATACAACTCCGGGTTTTTCACGAAGCTGATTGAGAACAATCATAGCAACGTTTGCATCATCCAATACATCAATAACCTTTGGAAGCTCTTGAGAAAGAATACGAGCGACGTTTGCATATTGTCTTTTACCAATATCTGCTTCAACCGTATCTTGTGCAGAAACTGCAGCCAACGAGTCAATAATAATCGTGATAAGACGACGATTTTTTGCCTTATGAGCAAGCTGCTTCTCGATAATAAGTTGAATGTCGTTTGTCATCTGTTCAAGAACGTTCTCGATAGTTACGAGACGCTTGTTGTAGACCATGTGCGGAATATCGACTCCAAGATTCCGAACAAACTGCAGACTGAGAGCCTTTTCTATATCATAATACACTGGAATTCCGCCTTGCAACTGTGTATCTTTACAGGCATGTGCCGCGATAAGAGATTTTCCAGAACTTTCCCAACCAATGACCTCAGAAATACGACCAACTGGAAATCCGCCTCTATCCTTTCTGTTGCTGATGACCGTATCAAGAATTTTGGACCCAGTGCTAACAAAACTTGTTAAGTCAGCATCAATGTCATCATCATTATAGACATGTCCAGAACCCGGAATATATTCATTGGCCTTATTTGCCAATTCAATAAAAAGCTCTTCGCCTAAATCGGCATTCTTCAAAATTTCGTCGTCTTCTGTTTTTTTTTTCTTTGCCATTTTACAGCCCTGAATTTACTATCAATGAATCACACTTGCTGTCTGCGATTTTTCACATCAACAGACAGCAAGTTGCAATTTTTTTATATCGGTGTTTTAAGAGAGGAGAGAATCGAGGTCGTTTACAACTTCCTCTAGGCTTTCGCTGATTTCGGCGCTAAATTCATCATCAAGGTCCGCCGACATTTCCGAAGCAATATCAACACTTGCTCCGTTAGATGTTGATTCAAGCTCGGTTTCATCATCAACAAGCACATCACTTAGAATGTCTTGTACTTCTTGACTTGATTTGCGCTTGAGTAACGTGCTCCAAATTTCCGGAACAGTATCAACAAATGCGTCAATTTCATCCGGAGTCGTATTCGATAGAATTGGTGACGCATCATCATCCGTAATGACAGAAAAATCTGTCTTACCAAAAGAAGAACCATCATTCTTCATTGAGAATTGAAAAGCAAAGCCGTTATAACGGTCGAGAGGATTGATTTTTCTCTGCTTTGAGAGCGCCGGAACAACCTTAGTATCAAATAGAGAAGGTGACATTCCAAGGAATTTAATACCGCCCTGTTCTTCTGTTGGCTCTTTTCCATTGACAGATACAACAGTGATTGGAACATATACACGCTTTTTTACGCGAAGATTGTTTGCAGTATCCCACAAAGCATTAATCTCCGGAATGGAACGCATCTTGTCTCGATTATTGGTGTCGATACTATGCTTGCGACCAATTTTTTGGCTCTTCTTATAGAGACCATCTACGTGGTCACAAATAGCACACTTTTCTTGAAAGTTGTTTTTTGGACATGCTACTGTACCGGCAGTGCCAATACTATAATGGAAAAAGGTCTCGATAAAAGGGAAATTACGGTCGGCGTATTTATACGGAAGAATACGCACAACTGCTGAATTTTCTGAACCTTTCTTTTCTGGCTTGTCGAGTTTGAAAATGAGAGAATCTTGGAAAGAAGACTTTTTTGTTGATTCTTCGAGCTTTTTTTGGAAGTAGGAAAAATCGGCATCTTTGGATTGGACTGTGTTGATTGTGTCTGGCATATATGTATGTGTTTGATTTGATTGACAACATCCAACGTTTATATGTTGGATGTCACTGCGTTGATTTGATTGTTGTTAAGGAGCCAACTCAATTTAGTATAAACTCCTCTGCATAACTATGCGTTTAATTTGGGAAACGCACAACTCTTTCTTTGTAACACCAACTCTTCGTGCAGTCGAGCGATATAAACTATAATCTCTCCAACTTCGTTCCCAATATTTCCAACTATTCCGATTCAAATGAAAGAAACGGATTGCTAGAGCTTCTTTTCTCTCCGATATTTGCTCCAATCAAATTGAAACAAGGTTGTAAAACAGAAAGAACATCCGTCAAATCTGTATAACTCAACGGGATGTCTTTCAAGCTTTTTTCTCGGTCCTCATAATTGATAATCGGGAAAACACACAGTGCTCTTCGTGCCGCCTCATCCATCAATCCCTCTGCAACATTGATGTCGTAGATATACATGTCCGCTACACATTGAACTGTGTCAAATTCTGGTACCGGTCGAACTGTTGCCCCAATTAATTCCCCAACAAACCTATTTTCTTCATATTTTTTTGTCGGGTCTCCAAACAAAATGGAACAAGTGTTGTCGTCCTTAGAACGCGTTGGAGACTTCAAAAGCACTTGTACAGGTTTACCAGAATCATGACGTTGTTCTACCTGTTTTGCCAATTCTTCAACTGCTTCAGGAGAATAGATGTACGCAGTTCTTCTCGTATCTAGTTTTTGAGAATCAGGAATGGTTGATGCAATGATAACTTTAAGTACCATCTTACTTCTTAAAATCTGTTTGAATTTTGAAACGCATCATATCCTTGATACATCTTCATAAAATCATAACATGCTTGCAGTCCGTCCATTAACGAAGAGCATACTCGACTCTCAAATTCATCTGTCGTAGCGGAAACAAGACTGCGAACAGAAATTCGAACATAATCCTGACTTTCCTGTTGTAAGAATAGTCCGATATTTTGACTGCGATTGCAAATGATTGTAAATTGTCCTGTATTTTGACGACTCGGAATAAATTGAAATCGTTCCAACATGGCACTAAAACGATTATCGTTCAAAACTTCTTGAACTGTTACTCGTGTCTCAGTAAAAATACGAGGTACCATTTCCGAATAGGATGGTGCCCGTTGTTCGTCCGTCAACTGTTGGGGTCCATTGTTTTGAAAGAGATTTGGGTTGAATTGCTGTGCAAATAGACTTTGATTATTTTCAGGCATATAGTTGTTAGTGTTATCGTATCACAAAAAAATGGGAAACACAAAGACCTTTACGTCTTGCCAACTCATACCACTTCTGGGCTTTGGAATAACTATCCTTTGTCCAGATGTCGAATTCTATACGTTCGGCTCGACTCCAATCCATATTGAGATTGTTTTCTTTGTTGTCAAATATGAAGCAGAAGACTTTGTGTGACATTGCTCGTGTGCAATCTCTCCATGG